TGTGATTGTAACTGTAAGAATTAAACATAAGTAGTTGATATGACTACATAAATAGTATTATAATGTAACTAAACGGAGAATCCTATGACCTTTAGAGAAGCAATTAACGAAGTGCTAATCAGGTTGAGAGAGGAAACCATTGCTACCGATTGGTCGGGTAATATCAATGATTCATCAACAGTAACTGATTATCAAAAGGTTATTGGCTCACTGATTAACGACTCGAAGAAAAACATTGAGGCTTACCATGACTGGCTTGTATTGCGTGAAACTGTAAATATTACGACAGTATCTGGCACTAGAAATTACAACTTATCGTCTGGTCAAGAGGTTAAGATTATTGATGTTGTAAATCAGGCTACAGGACACAGTTTGTCTCAAGTGAGCCGTCAGTATGTAAACTCAACAATGTACCCTGCAGAGAATACTGGTGAACCTTTATACTACGCTTTCAACGGATCAGACTCCTCAAATAACCTTAAAATTGATTTAGAGCCTAAACCTAACTCTGCTCAGACCTTGTCTTTTGATATTACTAAGCCACAGGCTGAATTAAAACTCGCAGCAACTTCAATAAAGATTCCTCAGCAGGTTGTTGTTCTTGGTGCATGGGCGAGAGCTGTAGCTGAACGTGGTGAAGATGGTGGCACTCAATCGGGATTACTGGCTGAAGAGTTTAAAGAGTCTCTAAATCAATCAATTGTTTTAGATTCTGGGAACACTCAATACGAGCATGACTGGGTGGTAAGCTAGTGAGCAAACCCATTCAACCACTAGCACTTGATTCAATAGGAATATATGGTCTGAATAAGCAGTCGTCTCCATCAAGTCTTGATCCTCGTTGGCTAATTGAAGCTAATAATATCATGCTTGATGATGAGGGTAGAGTTACCTCTAGGCGTGGAATTAAACAGATTAGTGACCTAATAGGATCTTCAACATCTAATGATTATATTATTAAATCTTTAGGTGAGTTTAGAAGTGCGACTGGAAGTTCCACTATCTTTGCCGGATCTAACGATAAGATTTATAAATTAAACAAGTCTAATTCTCCATTTACTTTAGATGCTCAGACATTTACTGGAACTCCGCAGACAATAACTGACGGAAACTGGGAGTTCTGCAACTTTAATAATAAGTTCTACGGTGTTCAACCTGACCATAAGCCTATCTATTTTGACGGAACTAACTGGATGGATTTAGAGGATGCTAGTGGCTTTTCAGCACCAGGCTCTGTAATTACATTTAATCCAAGCAGTTGTGTTGGAGCTTTCGGTAGACTTTGGGTTGGTGGTACTAGCGAAGCTAATGATGTTGTTTATTACTCAGATACTTTGATAGGTCATGATTTTACTGGCGGACTTGCTGGTTATATTGATTTGAAGTCTGTATGGGATGGAGATAAAGTTGTTGCGCTTTCAAGCTTTATGGGCAAGCTTGTTATTTTCGGCAGTCGAAATATTGTTGTATATAATAGCCCTTCTGATCCATCAGTTGATGCGTTTCAGTTAGATGAAGTTATTAGGGATATTGGTTGTGTAGCTAGAGATACTGTTCAAGCTCTTGGTGATGATATTGTTTTCTTGTCTAACTCTGGCGTTCGTTCATTGCAACGTACAATGGTTAAAGATAAGATGCCACTGACTGATCTATCTGTCAATATCAAAGACGAGATGGTCAGGCATATTACTAACGCTGATATGAGTCAAGCTAAAGGGCAGTATTGCCTTTGTGGTGGATATTATGTTGTCTCATTCCCTGATAGAAACATAGCGTATGTGTTTGATTTTAAAGGTAGCGCAGGTGCTGCACCAAAAGTAAGCAACTGGAATTTTGATTCTAAGAAAACTCCAAAATCTTTCCTGTCAACGGATGAAGGTATTATGTATGTTGGTCTTGGCGCTCCTGAATACGAAGGCAGGATTGCTGTGTATGACGGCTACTTTGATGTAGAAAAGCAAGACGTAACAGCTACTTATGGAACATCAAGCGCCTGTATTGCAGCTGGTAATATTTGGGAGTCCACAGGTTCAAATTGTTGGAAAAATGTAAATAATACATACCAAGCTGACTTCAGTACAGTATGGTTAGACTTCGGAGATCCTAGTAGAGCTAAGTTATTAAAGAGATTTCTAGCTGTAATTTCAGGTGGTCAAGATATGGCTGTAACAATGAACTGGTACAGAGATTATGAAATTAATGCTGAGTCTTCAAGCTTCACTATACCAGGTCCTGTTTCATCTTTCACTTGGGGGCATTCTTCCTCTATCTGGGGTGTTGCTACATACGCAGGAACTGCCAAACCAGTTGAGTACAGGTCATCTTTAGCGAGATCTGCCAAGGTGCTAAGAATGGAAATGAGAGGAACTATTAAAGGTTATAAAGCCTCACTTCAAAATATGATTATATGGGCTAAACAAGGAAAAATACGATGAGTACATACAACTTACAAATTGGTTGGTCAGGAAAGGATGCTGCTGGCGGTATCATCTCTGGAGATGACTTCCATACAGAATTTACAGCTGCAAAGAATGCTATTAATGATAAGGCTGAGCTTGCAGGATCTGCTTCACAAGCATTTAGTGCCTTAACTGCTGCTTCAGGAACTAATACAACACAAGTGTCTACCACTGCTTATGTAACCACAGCAGTGTCTAACTCAGAGCCTGTAGCAACTGATAATGGATATGGTAACAGAACTGTGTCTACAGCCGTACCGAGTGGCGGTTCAGATGGCGATATTTGGTATCAGTATTAAATTATGTCAAAAACATTACAAGTAAAACGCTTAGGCTCTTGGATAGATACACAGAAAGTGTATGTAAAAGACTCGGGTGTTTGGCGCGAAGTTCGTAATGCGTATATAAAGTATAGTGGTACATGGAGACACGCCTATGCTAACGCAGTATATGTTTTAGGATCTGGTGGAACTTTAATCACAGAGGGTGATTACAATACTCACACCTTTACAGACTCAGAGGTATTTACTATATCCTCAGGTGGTAACGCAGCTGGCTATAATGTACTAGAGGTATCCTTATCAGGAGGCGGTGGTGGTGGTGGAGGACGTAACTGTAACAATTTATGTTCTGGCATACCTGCCTTAATCAACGGCTCTAGTGGTGGCACGACTACGGTAGCCCTTTACGACAGTTCTAATACACTAAAAGAAACATATACTGCTTTAGGAGGATCTGGTGGCAACTCTCAAGTATCCACGAGTGGACCTGCTCCTAATGGCGTTAGCTATACAAACGGTGGTGTACCTTCCTCTTTGTTCACGGGGGTAGGTGGCACAGGAGCATACGGGTCTTCCACTATTTATCTAGCAGGAGATGCCACAGGGTCTGCGTCAGGCGGTGGTGGCGGTGGTGGTAACTTTAACAATTGGGAAGGTATGTTTTCTGGTCGTTGGGATGAAGAAGGCGGTCAAGGTTCTTTTACTAATACGTTTAGCATTAGTCTCTCTGATGGTGATTATGTCGATATAACCATAGGCGGTGGTGGTTCAGGCGGTGGTAATGGTAATGGTGGTTCTATTGGAAATGTAGAGAACTATGGCGCAGGTGTTGGCGGTGGAGATGGCTCACCTGGTGTAGTAGCTATTAAATATAAGTTTCAGGAATAATGAAAGATTTAGAGAAAAAACATAAAGGAGAATATTATGGGATTATTTAGCGCTATAGGTAACTTTCTAGCACCAGGAATTGGCGGAATGGTTGGAGGTCTTGTTGACTCAAGTCAATCATCTGGAAGAGCTTCAGATCTGTCAGGTCAAATTGGCGAAATGTCTGAAAAGCAGTATCAAAGAGAATTGCCTTGGGATGTATCAGGTCAATTCGGTGGTGTTAGATATGACCGAGAAGGCAGAGCTGTATCTACAGAGTTATCTGCACCCTGGCAATCGAGCATGGATTCCTTGCTAGGTCGTGCTGCTTCAACTGGTACTCAAATTGATAAATACTCAGCTGACCCTATGGCGTTTGGTCATCAGTTAGCTCAAGAACGAATTGGCTTACATGAACCTGCTGATACAAGAGCAGCTTTATCTCGTGAAGCTAGAGCTGTGCAACAAGGTCAATTTGGAACTACTGGTTTTGCTGGTAGAGAAGGCGTTCAACAAGATGCTTTAAATCGTAGAAACCAAGCTTATGAGGTTCAAGGATTCTCTGACGCTCTTAAATTAGGCACTTCATTGAGAGACTGGCAGAAGGGCGACACTCAACAAGCTATTAATATTGGCAAGCTTCCTATGGAATATCTGGGATTAGCACAATCTGGTGGTATAAGTAACGATCCTTATGCTGGAAATAAGGTGTTAGCAGCTGGTAACGAATACCAACAAGAGCAAAAAATATACGATGCGCTAGGTAACGAGATAAAAGGTATGCTTGGTGGACTATCACAGCCTTCTGGGAGGACAGTCGTTCCTGGTGGAAGTTACACTGGTCAAGGCAATCTCGCAGTTTGGAATCCAAATTCATAGGAGAATATAATGGCACAATCAATGTTTACAAACCCTTATGATGCAGCTATAGCGCAAAGAGATGCTAGTCAAAAAAGAGCAACTCAAGCAGGTGCTGTACCTTGGTATCGACAAGGAGCTGTATCAGGCTCTTTAATCGGTCAAGACTTAGGTAGAAGTTTAGGCGGTATGCTAGGTATGCAAACACCTGAGCAAGCCAAGCAAGATAAAATTGAAGAGATCATGGGTCAGTACGGTGAAGGTGCTAAATCTTATGAACAGTTAATGCAAATTGCTGATTCATTTAGAAGCGCCAATATGCCAGATCTATGGCAAGAAGTTATGGATATGGCTGATAAGTTGAAGCCTACTGAATCTACTGATATGAAGAAGTGGCAGTATCAGATTGCCGGACATAAGCAAGCTATTGCTGACTACGCTAAAAGTAAGAACTACACTCTTACAGATAGGCAACTAGACAACCTTGTTAGCTCTACTAAAGCTAAACCAATATTTAATGTTAATACAGGTGGGTTAATAAGTGGATGGGGAGATATTGTTGATCAGGCGTTAGCTGGAATGAAGCCTGATGTTGCTGAAACTGGAGACAGCTCCGATGAAGGTAATGTTAGCGCCACGCCATCAGTTTCTACTTCTGCCTCACATCCTGCCAACATTAAAGCCCTTGA